GTTTGCAAATTCTGTCACGTCTTTCTCACCATAGTATTCGTATAAAACCTTGTCTATGGATACTAAAACACTTAACCCATCTTCAATATCTCCCTCCAACATCACTTTGTTAAAAGTTACAGTGGTAAATTCCTTTTCAAAAGTGAATTGAGTGGGGTCAATACGATTATTAAGGTCATCAATGACGGTATTAGCCTCATTGATAACCTTTTTTAATCTTTTTAATTGTGATTCTGTAATTGTGATTTTCACCGATTAAGTTTTAATATAAATATTAAACTTTCACCGATTTTGTTTTGTAGAAAGTAAAATACTCTGAATTCATCAGTTCGTCATTATAAACTGACTTACAAATATCTTTAATTTTTTGTCTTAATATTGGTGATTTAAAATCTACAGGATTTTTAATGAATAGTGTAATTTCTAAATTCATAAAACTTCTCTTTCCCAACTGAATTCCACTACTTCGTAAATCTAAGTCTACAATATTTTTTTGTTCGAACGTTAATGGGTCTACTGACTCCAATAAATTGTGTTTTATTTCTCTACACATATTCCCCGTTACACGGTCCCAGTTTGTGGCTTCTTTTTTTGGTTGGACCCACGATTGAATGGAGATATAAAGTGATTTAAATTCTTGGGAATCTACTGTCCCGTAATTACATTTTGCGTTTTTAAAAATGTCTAATTTTGAAGTCTTCCCTTTTTTCATACATTGTTTTCATATACTTCGTTTATTTACTGTTAATAATAGCAAATAACTCCTTGTGTGTCAAATTTGATTTTTTAGAGATATTTATTTATATTGAAGTAATATATGTTAATAGTAAAAGTAAACAAAGGTGAAAATATCGACCGAGCCCTAAAGAGGTATCGTTATAAGGTCATTCAAACAAAACAGTTGGTGGACTTAAAGGAAGGTCGTGAATACGAAAAGCCGTCACAGAAAAAAAGAAAGAAGATGGCAAAAGCCAAATATGTAGAAAAAAGAAAGGGTTTAGAAGACTAAACCCTTTTTTAATTTTATAATCCCTCGTTAAGTTGTTTTAACTTATATAAGTTTACTAAGTCGTTTGGACTCTCTTTAATCTTTTGAATGGTTTGTTGAACTTTATCACTAAGTTCCATGTCTTCAGAATTAGACGTATTCTTTAACTTTTCAATTACTGATTCTCTTAAAGAAGTCATCTCAGTTTCAATCTCTTTTTTACTTAAAGAAAGTAATGACTGTAACTCCATTTTTTCTGATTCCGAAATACTACCGTATTCTTTGTTAAATGTATTGGTTGCAATCTTCAACATTGATGATAATGGAATGTTTGTAGATTCAGAAATTTGTTTCTCAATTTTTGGAGAAGTGATTAATTTTTTAATTTCTTTTTTTGACTCCAAAACGGTCTCCAAATTTTTCATTCCTTTGTTATATAATACCTTATCAATATTTGAATATTCATCTGTAGATTCACCTAACAAAGTATCTACCCAATCAGATAACTCTTGGATATCTTTTTGATTTTTCTTAATAATGATTTGTAACTCGTTGAATGACTCCATGATGTAATCAGGAGCAATGTCCATATCCATACCTTTTGGTGTTGACAATTGGTCGTAAATGTAGAATGCTTCGGCCAAAGATTTTTTATTCAAAACCTTTTCTTTGAAGTTTTTCATCATTGGTTTGAACGTATCCTTACCGTATGATTTAGTAAGACTATTTTCAATTTTTGACTTTAAAATACCAATCTTATTCATTTTTCTTTTTTTTAATAAATATTACGAATCTAGTAAGTCATTCAGTTTTTTCTCAATCTCACCTAAAGACTGACGACCTTTTGACAAATCTATTGTCGTGTCGTTACCAAATAATGAACTATCTTCTAAGATTAAATCTAAGTCTTTGTTCTTAACCAACGATTCAGGAGTAATCTCTCCACCGGCACCTGCACCGACCTCAGTTTCACCTGCTGTCTCAGCACCTAAGTCACCTCCAAGGTCACCACCTAAGTCTGTGCCACCACCAAAGTCAGAACCTCCACCGAAGTCACTTCCAAAGTCAGAGCCACCTCCAAAGTCATCTCCACCTTCTTCACTTCCAGCTTCTCCTTCTGCTGCCTTACCTTTCTCACCGTATAGTTTGTCAATATTGTCAAACAGACCTGTGTGAATGATAACCTCAGCAGTTTTCTCAAGTTCAGCACCAACAGCTTTCTCAATACGTTGTTGTTGGATATCCAATTTAATCTCTTCATCAGAGAATCCAAGAATGTGTTTCTTAGCCCATGATGACGATACGGGTTGAATACCATTACCTGGGTCAGATACCGCATCTCTATACAACTGAATTTTCTGTTGCCATTGTTCTACCTTGAGAAGGTCAGCTTGAGTTGATGGGTTAGTTAATCCTAATGTAAAGTTATTCAATTCGTCCTCAAAACCTAAGATATATAAGTGGATGATTGCAATCTTATTCAATTCCTGAATCATCGACCTTTGAATTCTGTTGATAGTTCTTGCAAAACGAATATCCTGTAACGCCAAGTTCTTACCTTCACCAGTAACCTCCTCAAAACCTAAGAATGCCTTAGGAACACGAAGTGCAGTCAATAGTTTCTTTTGGATGTATTCAATATCCGCAATCTCTGACAGGTTCTGTGCACCTGGTAATGTATCAATAGGGTTCGGAGCGTTAGGGTCACGAACAGGAATAAAGTAATCTTGGTCAACAGCCATTTGGTTCATACGTAGGTCGACATTACCCGTTGCTGGGTCTGCGACCTGGTCACGTTTGAACTTATTGGCGACTCGCTGTACATACGGTTCAACATCTTTGTCATCCATGTTACCGACGAATACTTTAAACACCCTTCTCTCAGGTGCTCTCGATGTTCTATAGATTAACATCGCATCTTCAGAAAGAATAAGTTGTTTCCAAATTCTTCTGGCTTTCTCCAACATAGACGTTCCGTAAGGAAGTTTTCTGTCATCACCCAATAATCTAAAGTGAGCAATCTCCCAAGTGTTGAACTCCATGTCTTTGTTTTTCCACGTGAACTTCATCGCCTCAGTTTGTTCACCATCGTGAGATAAACTGTATTGATTGTGAGAACCACTCTTCATACCTCTCTCCAATCTTTCGATTTCAATGTTCGGCATTTGAACACCACCCATTACACCCTTATCAGGGTCTAACTTCAGGTATACGAAGTTATCACCATACTTACAGGTGTTTCTTGTCCACATCGGTAAGTTGGTGTCAATATCCAATCTGTTGTTGAATAGGTCCGCCAATACCGATTTAATACGATTACTCTCAGAATAAATTTGTAGGATGTAACCATCTTCGTTTGCCGTTGTAGATTCCTCAGAATAGATATCCAACGCCGCAGATATCTCAGGAGTATATTCCATACTCTCATAATCATAGAACGCGGCCAAACGTGTTGGTTCATAATAGACGGCTTGAGTATATAAGTTATTTTCTACTTTCTGCCATTGTTGACCCAAATAAAGAGTTTGTTGAGCTTGAAGTTTTTCTCTCTCATACTCTTGCTTATCAGGGGTTTTTAACAGTTCCTTCTTGTCAAACTTATATACAGGAGTTTGCTGGTCCAATGATGAATCAGGACCAAATACTTTGGTAAGTCTCTGCCAAACTGTATAATTATTCTCCGCCATTTTTTTCTTTGTTTAATAAATAGTAAGAACTTAATTCAATAATTAAACTTTACTATTTTATTTATCTTCTACCCCCGAATAACCATAAATAGTCTTGATAATCACTTCTTGACGGATTACCTCCCATTCTGTGTTGATTCCCATAAGGGTCTGCCGGCATTGTTGGAACACCTGGGTTAAAATTACCCACAGGGTTTTTAACGGGATTTTCATTTACCGTCCAACTTTCTACCATCGCTTTGGTTTGTTCTGTAACCTTCTCTAAACTACTAAAGGAGTTCTCACCAACGTATATTGCCATTGCAAGGGCCATAATAAGGTCATCGTGTTGACCCTTTTGGTGGTCAGGTCTACCATTGATATAAACAAACGTATTAAGTTCATTTAAACACCTTACAGACCTTAATTGGAAGTTGTGTCTTAACGCTTCCTCAAAGGCAGCAACAATCTGAACCCTTTTAGAGTTAAAGTTAAGTCCAGGTATCTTCTCTTGTAGTTTAGGGTTATACTTCCACTTATCCGCGGCATTCATACCTTCAACATATAGACTTTGGTAACCCATCTCTTGAAGCTTTCGGGATGTTGATACTCCCATACCACCAGTAATATCAATAACCACAAATGCATTATACATTGTTGCCCATTTAAATGCCACCTCAGCGGCAACATCAGGTGGTATCTTACCTAAGTATTCCAATACCTGTTCTCTCTCGTCAAAGTCCACAATACTAAAGGTCGTAAAATCCTCGCTATCACCACGAGAAACATCAATACCCATAATGTATTTATGACCTTCAATTGGCTCTTTCCATTGCCACAATGCACCACCCATGAACTTATTCTCAGGGTCACGAATGTAGTTTTCCTTAATCATCTCCACAGTCTCAGGTGGAATAACGTTATCCCCCGAACCTAAGAAGTTACACTCCAATTCCTGAGAAATCTTTCTACGGTCAAACTTTAACTTCTTAGCCATGTTTTCAAACCAAGAAGAATACGGTTTATATCCTTCAATAAATCTTTCTTTAATCTCCTCAAAATCACGAGTCATAGGGTCCAAATGTGAATAGTCGATAATAATTTTACTATCGTCATATTCTTCTCTATTCAACATATAATGAACAATATCCTTCGTCTTTATAAGTTTTAAGTCTTTGGCATAACGAGGGTCACGGTACCAATACATCTCAGTAATCTTGAAGTCATTCATCTTTCTTACCGATTGTTCGTAAATAGTGTAGTAGATAGGGTCAAAACCGTTAGGTGTTGAAATTACAATCACCTTACCACCCGTAGACAACGACGCCATACACGCAGACCAGAAGTCATCATCTGCCTCGATAAAGGCCGCTTCATCAAAAATAAGAATAGTAGGGGTATAACCACGCAAGGCATCCTTTGACGTAGCAACGGCTTTTACTTCACACCCATTGGTTAACTTAAAGTGTCGTTGTGAGTTTTTCTCCTGTGAGAATTTAACACCCAACCAATCCGGCCATTGGTCAACGAATGACCTTACCTTATTGGCAAATTCCATAGAGGTGTCCAATTTGTTGGCAATGATTAGAATCTTCTCAGGCTTTTTCTTCTGAGCAGTCACCAACTTTTTTGAAGCCCAAGCGGCGGTAACCGTAGATACTCCCGCCTGTCTATACTTCAATGCAATATTTTCTTCGAAATTGTCGTAGTCGTTAATGAGATGTTCCTGGTCGGGAAATAAATCCAACGGAACATACATTGACTGTGTGTTATCGTAAGTCTGTAGATATGTTTTTAGAGCATATGGCGTATCCTTGACAATTTTTGCATACTCTAATAATACTTTTTCTCTGGTTAACGCCATACTCCATGATACTTACTTTTTTATGATAAAGAAATACCTAAGTCACCCAAAAAGTCTCTGAACTCATCATCATCGTCATCATCGTCATCGTAATCAGATAATGCATCCTCCAAATCATATTGACGTAACTCCTCAATGATTTCATCAACCATTCTGTTTAAGATTTGCTTTCCTTTGTCGGTACCCTTTAGAATCTCACGAGCCACCTCAAAGAACTCCTCTGTAGACAACATTGAGAAACGTGAGAACAAATAGTTCTGAATCTCTCTTAAGTCATCTTCGAACAATCTTTCAGGGTATGCCTCCACGAATTTTTCCCAAATAACAGGTCCCAAACGTAAATCCCAAATTTCGTAAGGAAGGGTATCCTGTGAACCCATAACCAATTCAGCAGCTTTAGGGTCATCAGGAAGACCTTGCGTTCCCAATGCTTCATACACACCTTTTAATAGTTCATGTATTAACACAGGGAAGAACAGTCCTTTTGCTCTGATTGTCGGTGGGTCGGTTTCATCATCAACTTCTTCAGAACCCTGAACACCTTCACCTTCACCCGCCATCATCTGAGTCATTTGGTCAGGAATAATCCAATACATAATGTCAGCAATTGACATCAATACACCATAAAGATTCAATAGTTGTGGGTCGAGACGGTTAAGTTCATCCGATACCAAATTATACATATAGTGACCCTTTTTAGATGCCCCTTGAATAAGTGAGTTAATGAAACGACGTTTTGCCTTTTCCATGTCAAATTTATCCATCGCATCCATAAACGCATCGATATCGTCTTCCATATCATCAGCATCTTGGTCACCGAAGGCTTTCATAATTTCCTCCTCATCGGGTTCTTCATCTGACTGACCTCTCATTTTAGAGGTGTCAATCTCACCCATACCTGAAAGTAGTTCAACGTCGTATTGAAATGCATCATCAGGAAGACCCATTTCTTTTTTCACCAAATCAATGGCTAAGTTTTCCAAATACTCTTCATTGTTTGACTCGATAGATTTTACCTGTTGAACTGCTCTTTGAAGCATCATCTGTAACTCCATAAATGCGTTAGGACCTGAGATGTCTTGCATTCCAGTGTATTGTTTTACCTTATCAACAACATCACCAAATCTTTTAGATGCCAATTTTTCTTCAAACGAACTAACAACACCATCACCGTCAACATCAATATCCAATGCTGGGTTATCTGATAAAGGTGTCTCACGACCCTGAATCTTTGCCTGAATATCAGGTGCCATTCTTTCTGGTCTATCACCGTAATCTATTGGTGCTTCATTAATCTTCTTGCTCATCTCTAAATTTGATATTTAATTCGTTAAACTTTAAGAAACTTGGTAATTCTTTTTCTACCGCCTTTGGGGCTGGTTTGTGTTTTGGTTGGTATGGAGTCTTTCTACCTGGTTTTTCTTTCGTGCCAGGTTTAACTCTTGAGGGTGCAACTTCAGTATCTGCAGCCTTTGGAGCCGGTTTGTGTTTCGGCTTATAAGGTGACTTTCTCTCAGGTTTAGTCCTCGTTGGTGTCTTTACAGGGGCTTCCTTTGTACCAGGTGCCTGTTCCAACATCTTTAATAGGTCTTTCTTACTCATCGTCTCTTCAGGGATATATTTACGAATCAAAGATACTAAAGATTCTTCGATTTGTCTAATCTTTTCATCTTTATTCTCCTCACCCATCATAGCTCTGTTGTTATCTGAATCGTCATCCATACCGTCAGGTGCCATATCGTCCTCATCGTGTGGACCCTCTTGACCTGTGTAATCCTGACGAGCCAAATCTTCAAGACCGTCTTCATTCTCGTCCAATTCTTCCTCACCAACTAACTCATTCTTTAATTGTTGAGTCATTTGTCTGGCTTGTTGAATTTTAGAAGTTACCTCATCAGCCGCCGCTGACGCATCCTCCTGTTCTTTGATAATTGCCCCATATAATGAATCTATCTGAGACTCCGACAAATTTTTAAGGGTTTCAAACTTCAACCCTC